CGAGTGCCGCGCCCGGTACGAGAACGACTGGCTGCTGTTGTGCAGGGAGGTGCTGAACATCACGCCCGACCCTGAGCAAGCGGACGTGCTGTTGGACATCCAGCGTGGGGAGCGGCGCATCTCGATCCGCTCGGGGCACGGCCGGGGCAAGACGACCACCCTCGCGGTCGCCATCGTCTGCCAGACGCTCGTCCGCTTCCCGCAGCGCACGGTCGCCACCGCCCCCACCTCCGCGCAACTCTTTGATGTGTTGGCGGCGGACACGAAGGCGCTGTTCCGCAGCCTGCCGCAAGCGTGGCAGGACGTGTTCGAGATCAAGAGTGAAAGCATCACGCATCGGGCGAGTCCCGAGAAGTCGTACGTCGTGTTCAAGACGAGCCGGTCGGAGACGCCGGAAGCGATGGCCGGCGTGCATATGGACGAGGGCTGGGTGTTGCTGATCGGCGACGAGGCGTCGGGAATCCCCGAAGCGGTCTTTACCGCGGGACACGGCTCGATGTCGGGCAAGAACTGCACGACGGTCCTGGCCGGGAATCCGGTGCGGACGGCCGGGCTGTTCTACGACACGCACCACACGCTCGCCCGAGGCAGTCGGACGGATGGCGGGGGCTGGAAAACCTACCACTGGTCCTGCTTCAAGACCGAAGGCGTCCTGCACCCCCGGATCACGCAGGACTTCGTGGACGAGGCGGGGGAACGCTACGGCATCGGCACGAACGACTACTTGGTCCGCGTGCTGGGCGAGTTCCCCCGCGCCGAAGCGGACGCGATTATCAGCTATGAGCTGCTCCAAGCGGCCTTGCACCGCGAGGTGGCGTGCGCGAACGTCCGGCCCATCTGGGGCGTCGATCCCGCGCGCATGGGGGCCGACCGCAGTGCCTTGGCGAAGCGGAAGGGGAATCACCTGCTGGAGAACGTCAAGACGTGGAAGGATCTGGACCTGATGCAGTTGGTGGGCCGGATCAAACACGAATGGGACACCAGCCCGACCGATAGGCGCCCCGAGCTGATTTGCGTCGACTCCATCGGCATGGGGGCGGGCGTCGTGGACCGCCTCAACGAACTGGGCCTCCCCGTCCGGGGCGTCAATGTCTCGGAAACCAGTGCGCTGAGTAGCGACCAGTATTTGAACCTGAAGGTGGAACTCTACTATCGCGCCGAGCAGTGGTTCCGCGAACGGCAGTGCACGCTGAACGGGGACGCACGGCTGGCGGCGCAACTGGGCTGGGCGCACCGCGATTACACGTCGTCCGGCAAGATGAAAGTCAAGGATACGGGCAAATACTCGCCCGATCGCGGCGAAGCGTTCCTGATGACGTTTGCCGATATGGCCGCGGCCGCGATCTACGGGACCTCCGGTGGCACGACCAGTTGGAAACACCCCCTGCAACGTGAGATCAAGTGCATCGTCTAAAGAAGATCGATCCCGCCGTCCTCGCGGTCGCCGCCGAGCGCGTGAAGAAGTCCCCGCGTGGTGCGCCCGAGACCATCCCGCACGTCGCACTCGCCGAAGAGGCGCTGGTCGAAGAGGCGCTGGTCGAAGCGGAGGTGGTCGCCATCCCCGATGTCGAGGAGGAGGAGATCCCGGAGAGTCGTCCCACGCCGCCCTGTGCGCTCGACGGGGCTCCCGTGGGGTCGAAAGTCATCCTGCATCAGGACGCAGAGAACGAGAAATACGCCGTGCTGGTCACCTCACTCGGCGAACAGCGGCTCTCCACGGACGACATCGCATGGACCTTGCCGCGCGGCGCACGGATTCAGCGCACCGACGACGGGTTCCGCGCCATCCAGCTCGGGGCCGAGGGGATGCGCCCTGACCTTGTGACGACCACCGCTCGTGAAGCCATCGCACAGTTCGTCCCCCATTTCCACCGCTAAATGACCAACGTTCAGGGCGTCGGGAACGACCCGGAGTACCGCCGGTCGGCGGCATCGGATGACGACACCGACGCGCTGATCTCCAAGGCCATCGAGCTGGCCGTCCAGTACGCCGAGGAACTGGCCCCCGAGCGGGTCACGGCGACCGAGTATTACCACGGCCACCCCTTCGGCAACGAGGAGGATGGCCGCAGTCGCGTCGTCCTCACCGAAGTCCGGGACGGCATCCTGGGCGCCATCCCGTCGATCATGCGGGTGGTGCATGGCCCGGAACACGTCGTGGAGTACGTCCCGCGCCGCGCGGATTCTGTCGCGGCCGCCGAACAGGCCACCGACTACGCGCGGTTCCTCTACGAGGACGACAACGGCGGATTCTTCCTGACCCGTGCCGTCCTGCATGACGGCCTGCTCAAGCGCATCGGTATCCTGAAGTGGGGGATGACCGAAACCGAAGAGACGACGACCACGATGTACCGTGGCGTGGTGCGTGAGGAACTGGAGCCCTTGCTGATGGGGGATGAGTCGGCGAACGTGACGGGCGGCACCGACCACGGCGACGGGACGTTCGATGTCGAAATCTCCCATACCGCCCCGGTGGGGCGGGTCTGGATCATGGCCGTGCCGCCCGACGATTTCTTCTGGAACCGCGATGCCCGCTCCCTGGACGAGGCCACCCTCTGTGGCAATCGGGCGCGGCTGACCCGTGGCGAACTGGTCGGCATGGGCATCAGCGAGTCGGACATCGACGAGTACGGCGGGAACGAGGTGCAGGACACGCTGGAGGAACAGGCGCGCCGGCTGAGTGCGTCCCCGTCCTACGGGTCCGATCAGTTGGGCGAAGTGAATCGCCGCATCCTCTACTGCGAAGCGTACATGATGCTCGCGGGCCGGAAGCAGGGGACGAGTGAACTGCGTCGGATCTGTACGCTCGGCGCGGGCTACCACGTCATCAAGAACGAGCCCGCCCACCGCAAGCCGTTTTCCATCTTCACGCCCCTGCCCGAGCCGCACGCCATGCTCGGCGGGTCGTACTTCCACCTGCTCGGCGACACGCAGCTCATCAACTCGCAGTTGTTTCGTGGGTTCTTTGACTCGCTCTCGGTCAGCCTGTTCCCCCGCCCCGTGTACAAAGATGGGGCGGTGAGCGTCGCAGATATCATGAACAACGCGATCGGTGCCCCGATTCGGGTGCGCGATGTCGCGGACATCCGCTACGATGCGGTCCCGTTCACGGGCGAGAAGGTCATCCCCGCGATGGGCATGATTCGGGAAGTGATCGAACGACGGATTGGACAGAAGGACGGTGCCGGTTCTCTCGATATGGACGCCTTGCAGTCTACGGGAAAGGAAGCCGTAGAAGCCGCGATTGTCGCCGCACAAGCCCAAGTCGAGATGCTGGCCCGTATCTTCTCTGAACAGACGTTGAAGCCGCTGTTCCGTGGCATCCTGGAACTCGTGGCCCACCCGTCGAGCAAGGAGCGGCTGGTCAGGCTCCGTGGGGAGTATGTGCCCGTCCGGCCCGCGTCATGGGATGCGGGGATGGATGTGAGCGTGACCGTCGCGCTGGGGTCGATGAACACCGACCGGAAGATTGGGCTGTTGAAGCAGGTGGTCGAGGACCAGTCGAACATCCTGAAGGAGTTCGGGCTGGAGAATCCCGCGGTGTCGCTCGATATGCTCTTCAACACCAAGAACAAGATTCTGCGGTTGAGCGGCATCAAGGACACGGAGACGTACTACAAGGTGGTGCCGAAGGGCTGGCAACCGCCCCCACCGCCGCCCCCGGAGCCGACCGAGGACGAGAAGTGGCGTGAGCACGAGGCCCAACGCGCCCAAGAGAAGGCGCTGAAGGAACTCGCCATCAAGCAGGACGAGTTGGCCTTGGCGCTGCGGAAGCATCAGGACGAGATGGAGTTCAAGATGCGCGAACTCACGATGCGTGAGGAGGAGGCGGCCGGCAAGCTCACCGTCGGTCCCCATAACGCGAAGATCGAACGGTACAAGGCCGACTTGGACGACGACTACCGCCGGATGGACATCGCATCCCGCGAAACACTGGAGCGGGAACGCTTGGTGCTGGCGCGTGAGAAGATGTACTTGGAGGCCGAGGTGAAGCGCGATGCGGTGACCAAGCAGTCCGAGGCGGCCGAGAAGGCCACCGTCTCCGCAGAGAAGGCGTCGGACAAGCGGGCCGCGGCCCCCTCGATTGTGATGTCACAACCCGAGTTGGGGGAACTGGCGAAGGCCGTGGCGGAGTTGCGGAAGGTCGCCCCGCCGGTCGTGAATGTGCCCGCCCCGGTGGTCAACATCCCCGCTCCGATTGTGAACGTGCCTGCCCCGATTGTGAACGTCGCGGCGCCGGCCCCGGTGAAGAAGGGCAAGCGCCAGGGGAAGGTCACGGGTCCAGACGGCAAGGTCTTTATGATTGAAACCAGCGGGGACGAGTAGTGGCTGAACTCCTTAT